AGTCCTGTCAGTAAAGAACGAATAGAAGCCACTTCATTGACAGTAATGTCGGCATTAAAGGAATTCCTTTTAGATGAAGGAAACGCCAAACAGATAAGTAACAAGGGTGCGGTTAGAGCAAGAAACATTAAACAGATACTAAATGAATTGAGAAAGTCGGAAATAGAAGAGAAGATTCTAGAGATACACGATTCACTTAGAATACTCAAGGGGTTGCCTATCTACTATGGGCAAGGCTCTCTTTCTTCTATTGATGATATGGACTCAATCATTACCTCTTCTAGAGAAAGATTCAACCTAGATTTAACTTCTATGGACATTGTAAAGATGGTCGAAGAAGTGGACTCTTTCTCTAGTATTTCATCGAATGTTGGTGTTTCCGAAGAAGTAGTCTATTATGTGAAGGCTAATTTCAGGTGATTAACATGAGTTGGAAAGGAATATTAAAGTTTGAAACTACAGAAACCCTATTAGAAAGATACGAGGATTTAGAAAACAAAATCCGACAAGGACATAATCAATATGGCGGTCATTGGGAGTCGTTTGCCGGTAGGTTATCTGATATTAAAAGAGTACTTGAAGGAGAAAACTACGAAGAAGACATCATATTTTTTATCAGTAGGCAAATTGCCAAGATGGAAGATTATATGGACGATTGGCCATACGATGATATTTTTGATATTAGACTGGCTTTGTCGAATTTTTATCAGGCTTTTAAAAGAAAGGTCGATTTCATAAAAGAACAAGAATAGTAGAAGAAGGGGTGAGCGATATGTCTGACATTGCAGGGTTAAACCTAGAACGGCAAATGGACTTAGAACTATCTAAGAATTCATTTCCTTATTTCTTTGAAAATGTTCTAGGTTGGGATTTCGCAAGTCATCAACAAGAGTGGCTTGAGTTAATGGGGCAGACTCAAAGAACAGTAATCATTTGTAGTCGGGGTCACGGTAAGTCTGTCTTCATGCACTCATGGGTTGTTTGGAATTTAATCTTCCAACCACCCCCATATCAAATGCTCTACATTTCCTCTAACCAAAAGCAGACTATGGTTCACATGAGAGACATTGACAAGGTATTCAATAACCCTACAATTAAACATTTCAAACCTGCTAAGGGTTGGGCTATTGGAAACATTACTCTCACTAATGGAAATCAAATTCTTGAGCGTTCTGTTGGTTCACAGATTCGTGGTCTTCACCCTCAAGAGATTATTATTGACGACCCTTTGAAAGAGTTTAGTTTAACTGCAATTCAAAAGGTTACAGATTGGTTTTATGGTGACATGATACCAACTCTACACCACTCCGCTTCTCTTCGTGTTATTGGAACTCCTTTCTCTTACACGGATATTTACACTCAACTAGAGGAAAACGAGGCATATACAGTTAGAAAGTATCCTTGTTTTAACTCTCTTAATGAACCTCTTTGGCCTAATCGTTGGGACTATGAGGCTCTCATGGCTAGGAAGGCAGAAATAGGCTCGCTTAAATTCACAAGGGAATACCTTTGTGTTCCTGTATCCACTGGTACTTCGCTATTCAATCCCGAATACTTAGAGAGGTCTAAGAACAAAAGTTTAGTCTTGAAGCCCACTCGTAGAGAGGGTTACAAGTACTATGTTGGTATTGACCCTGCTATCTCTACTGACGGCGACTACAATGTAATCACTGTATTGGAAGTAGATGAAGAAGATAACAAAAGTGTTGTTTATGTAGACAGGGCTAAGAATGTAGAGTTTAGGGAGAATCTACAAAAAGTTAGATTGATAGGTAAAATCTTTCAACCGGAAGTCATTTTGTTTGAAACAAATGTATTCGCTAAATCCTTTACACAAGAATTGAGAAACATTTCTGATTTAAATGTCCACGATTTCAATACAACAAGAAAAAAGAAACAGGATATTATCTTGAATCTACAAATGAATTTTGAGAATGAAAAAATAAACCTACCTTATGCTAACGAAGAAAGTAGAAGAGTTACTTCTGCATTGATTGAAGAATTATCTATGTTTTCTATTACGCAGAAAGGTAAGTTTGAGGGAGTTGGCGCACACGACGATATGGTAATGAGTTTAGCATTGGCTAATGCGGCTACCAAGACCATTAGTGAAAACTTCTTATTGTTAGATGATTTGGGGATATTTGATGCGCCTGTAAATAATAGGCGTGGCGGCATAATGGGACTAAACTTTTGAGGGAAAAATATGCCAACGCCAGACGAATTAAGAGAGGCTAGCGAAAGACTGGAGCAAGTAGCCGCTTTAGAAGAAGAAGCAAGTAAAGACTTAGAAGACGCTAAGAGTATGTTAGATGATAATATTGCTCTAAGTCTTTCAACCGAACTATCTATTTTTTCCGAGCATGAACTCGTTTCTAAAATTTCTACAGAATTTAAACTAAACGCTTCTCAAGCAAAAAGGCATATCGAAGCCTTTCCTAAAAAACAAATGTACTATGGTGAGGAAGTTCCCGAAGTTATCAAATCTTTAAGAAAACAGCGTAGAAGCCTAAAAGGAGAATCTAGAGATAGAATGGCTAAAAGTATAGATGCTATCATTGATGGGTATTCCGAACATATTACTAAGTGCATAAAGAGCATTTATTGGCTCACTCCTTATCGAGAGCCTTTTATGAAAATGAAGTTCAATGAGAATGACCTTTTAAAGTTGCACAGTATGAAAGAAGCATCTCAACGAAGAGGGGTTATTGATTCAATATGCAAGTACTGGGAAGCAGAATTAGATTTGAAAGATACTAGTTATGGAAAACAATATTCATCACTATCCAAAGAAATGAATTTGGCTAAGAGAGAATTTAGAAAGCAAATTAAAAATGTGTCTACTTCCTCTTTAAAGAAATCAATTAAGGAAGAAACTAGAGAGTATATCTTGAAACAAGTCAAGAACAATCAAGGAATATCTGCGAGAGAATTACATGATAGAATGCCTTCTAAATTATATGATAGGAATTCATGGCACTCTATTTCTAAGATGGCCAAGTCATTAGAAGTCACTTCTGTTTCGGGAAGATACTTCACTGTAGACTCGGAAATAAAGAAGAATATTTGGGCTTACACTGCCGCCTTTATTGATTCGGATGGCTACATCACTATGGATAGAAACCACAACCCTAGGGTCGGACTGGTGGCTACAGGAGATAGAGGCAAGGCCTTTATGACTGAAATACACAAGGCTTTGGGTGGCATTGGTAAATTACACTTAGACCAAAAATCTCCTCAAGACACACGGCCAGTTAATCGTTTAAATTTCTATTCTCAAAGTGATGTGACTGAACTATTGAGTAAATGCTTACCCCATTTTAGGATGAAGAAAGGTAATGCCAATCTTCTGTTAGAACTAATTAGAATGAAGAAATCTTACAAGAAGGCAGATTGGTACAAAGGTCGTTGTGATGAGATTTTCAAGTTAATGAAGTGGGAGAATCACAAAGACCATGTAGGTTTTGATTTTGCTAAGGAAGGTATATATGTGGATGATATTTCAAAATACCAAGGCAATTGTAAAATGTCTATTATGGATGAAATGGAAAACATTGGCGGAATCATTGCTAAGAAGGAATTCGGAGATACTTCATTCAAAGCATATTATAACAAGGTTAAACGGATATTAAAACAGACTACTATGGATAAGGAAGACGAGGATATTATTATGTCTTTCTTAGATGCTGGTATGAAAGATGAAGAAAGCAGTGAAGATGAAATGATGATGATTAGTGCTGGCTTTGCTAAAAATAAAATCGAAGAAGTTTTGACTAAGTATGGTAAAAACGAAAAGCAACTATTTAGAAGAGAGAATGCTTAGGTGATTACTTGGAATACTGTACTAAATGTTATACATGCGATGTTATAGATTTAAGGCCATTTGGATACTGCAAAGAATGTTGGAAGGTGAAGGGAAGTGACATGGCAAGAGATTCTCAAGAAAAATAGTAGGAGCAAAAGGAAGGTTCCTAAGCATACTTACAAGGCTCCTAAAGGAACTTATACTAATCCTAAACTTAGAGAGAGAATACATAGGAGATTGTGGGCCAAGAACACTCACGGTACTGGAAAATACAAATGGTCTGCTAGAAAATCTCAAGAGTTGAATAGACTTTACCAAAAGGCAGGTGGTGGCTTTGTCAACAAGAAGTAGTTGGAAAGATGTTTTGAAGGCTTTAACAGAAGCGCAGAAAGACATGGTTGAGTGGAACAAGGAAGATTGGGACAACCTTACTACAGAAGGTGGAAGGTATGGTCCTAAATCTGTAAGAGATTCCCTTACTCCCGAACAAAAAAGGCGAGAGAGTGCTAAGAAAAGAGCCGGTACTAGAAAGGGGAAACAACATGTTCCTAGAACAAAGGCTGGAAAGAAAGCCTACAAAAAAGTAGAAGGTAGATAATATGGCTTGGAAAGATATACTAAAGAGGCACTGCGGAACAGAAAAGATGGGTAAGCCATGCAACTGTGAAGAATGTGTAAATAAGAAATTAACACCTAAACAAAGTAAGCACTTGGATAGAAATAAAGATGGCAAAATCAACCGTGAAGATTTTGATTTGTTAAATAAAAAAGCAAAAAATACAATGAAGGGTATTAAGAAAAAAATCCTTTCTGCCAAGACCAAACAAGGAGGTGCTTTAGCCATGAAAGATTTGAAGCATATTGCTAGTCAAAAGGATTTAGATAAAGCCCTATCTGAACTAATAAAGGAAGGTAAGTTGTTTCTTCACAAAGATGGAGATTTTTACACACATGAGCCAACTAGTAAAAGAAGGGGGCCATTTACAGCATGAGTTGGCAAGAGGTTATAAAAACAATAAGAGCAATCGGTCAAAGATTTACTATAGATGGTAAGACCTATCACTTCTCACCTGAGCATATTGAGGAATACAAAAAAGAATATAATAATCCGTACCTTAGTGGAAGGGATAATGAAACTAAGAAAAGAATTGCGTTGAGAAATGTGGTTAGAAAGTATGGACTAAGCCCGAAGTGATATTATGGATTGGACAATTATATTAAAGAAACTAGAATGCCCCTTGGCTACCCAAGATTTGAAACTCAATACTAAGAATAGGGACAGGGCAGTAAAAGAAAAACATATTCAATACGGGCCTCTTAATCTAAACGACGAAAAGTATTGGGAGGAGTATGCTAAGAAATGGAATACTACTGCTGATGTTGCTAAGAAATCTAATTGTAGTAACTGTATTGCATTTGACATATCTCCAAGAATGGATGAATGTATGCCACTTTCTACAGATAAAGATGGTCGCTTAGGCTACTGTTGGATGCACGATTTCAAATGCCATTCGGCTAGAACCTGCTACACTTGGGCTAAAGGTGGCCCAATTGATGATGATAAGACTTCTAAAGAAAACCAATTGAGGGGAGAAGAATGAGTTGGGAAAAAGTAATTAAACGGGGGAGAGTAAGGAAAATTGACTACGACTTTCTAAACAAGATTATTATTCAAGAAGCCCGACTATTAAAAGGGCAATCCCTAAACATAAAGGAATTTGATATATTTATAGAAGATGTAAGAAGCAGGTATTCTAAACTACATAAAAGTATTAAATCAGATAGGATACATAATTACATCATAAAATATTTGAAGAACAGAAACCTGTTAGAAACTAAAAAAGAAAAACAAAGAATTGTTGTTGATGGTAAATTAATGGGGATTAAAACAGAAACCCGTTATTCGTTTTTGTGAGGAATTGTTATGAGTTGGGAAGATATTTTGTTGAAGAGAAAACCTAAATCCGGACCAAGAGAAGCGGCCCGTAAAAGAATGAAGGCTAAGGGATTGAGGTCTTTTAATTCTCCACAAAGGCTAAATGACAATTCTGGCAAGTCACATCATGTTATGGCTTCCGAAGGTGGAAAGTACAAATATATTAAATTTGGACAAAAGGGCGTTAAGACCAATCAAACCGCAGGGCAAAGAAAGGCATTCAAATCACGACATAAGAAGAACATTAAGCGGGGTAAAATGTCTGCCGCTTATTGGGCTGACAAGGTAAAGTGGAGTCCTAGTAAAACCAAAGAAAAGAAAAACAAGAAGTGGCGTAAGGGTTCTTGATATTGAGATACGGTTATTAAATAGGCCGATAAACCAAAGATGAGGGGGAGTTCGTAGTATGGCAGAAAAGCGAAGATTCGGAATAAGTGGACTGTTTAGAAGGTCTACTCCCAAACCGGCGGATAGGCAGGTCTACAACATCGGAATACAAGAGCGTGAGAACTCTTACATGATGACAGCCCCAATGGTCTACAATGTCACCCAACAGTCTGTGATTGTTCGTACTTGTATTACTCAACTAAAACAAGAAATTTTCCGAAGAGGATATGTTTGGGAGAAGGCTTACGAAGCCCGATGTAACTCTTGTCAAAAGACCCACAAAAGACCAGTTAGTGAATGTGCTAGATGTGGTTCCTTGGAATTATCTAAACCTGACCCAAAACAATTAGAATATGCCGAGAAGTTTATTGAGGGATACATCAATCAATCCGAACAGTTATTCATTGATGTTCTTAAAGAATTAGAAGACGACCTAAACATTATGGATGATGCTTACATTGTTCTTGTCAAGGAATATTACTTAGATGGTAATGGTAAAATTCGTATGCATAGAATCAAAGAGTTGTTCAGAGGCGACCCTGTTACTATGGCAATTTACGCTGATGAACTTGGAGTTAGAGGAACTAAGGGATTCACTTGTATAAATCATAGAAATTTTATTGCACAGGAGCCACACGAACCTTGTGGTGAATGTGGCAGTAATTTACACCCTATACATTATGTCAATAGAGCAAATGGAGATGAGCAGTACTACATTAAAGGTGAAGTCCTACATTTTAGTAAATACAGCCCAAGTAGGCTATATGGCCATTCTCCAGTTATGACTCTATTCAATCATATAATGACTTTAATAGCAATGGAAAATTATGTCAATTCTTCCTATACCAAGAGCAGAATGCCTAGAGGGTTACTAGCAGTACAGACTAGAAACATGGACTCTATGGCTAGTTTTTGGAGAAGTGTAAAAGAAAGAATGGAACAAGACCCCCACTATATTCCAGTTATGGGAATCGAAGCCGACAATGGCAAGGGTTCAGTTGAATGGATTAAGTTCATGGATAGTCTTAAAGAAATGGAATATGTTTCTGTTAAGGATGATTTGAGAGATAGAATTTCTGCTTTCTACGGGGTTAGTAAAGTCTTCATGGCTGACAACACTACTAGCGGTGGACTTAACAACGAAGGTATGCAAATATTAGTCACTAATCGTGCTGTTCAAATGGCACAAAATGTCTACAATAATTATGTCTTCCCGTTCTTAACAAAGCAATTTGGAATTACTGATTGGGATTTGAAACTACCTCCTTCGGAAGAAGAAGATGAAATTGCTGAACTTAGACGAAGGGAATTAGAAGTCAACATTGCGGCTTCTGTTAAGAACTTAGGATTTGAAGTAGAGATGGATGAGGATGGAAACTTTACCTTCAATAAGCCGGAGCCTAAAGAGGAGCCTCCCCAAGAAGGACAAGAAAACAAAGCACAATCCGGTATGGATGGTTTAGCAGGGTCTAACTTTGACCAAAGAGATATTAATGAGATGAATAGAGAAATGTTAGAAGGAAGAGGTAAGCCTCAAGAGAATCCCGCTACCACAAGAAATAAACCATCCATGAGCGTAGGCCCCGATAAGCGAATGACCGGATTGCCAGCAGACGCAGGTAATCAAAATGTGGATTCAAGAACAGAAAGGAGAATACCATAATGACAGAAGACACAGCACAAAAAGAAAGAAGATTGGCTAAAGAATTGGCACAGGTCCGTTCTCAACGAGCCGCAGAAGATAGAACTACTAAGAAATCTAGAGACTATTCTGTAGGAGGACTACCGCCCGATACTACTCATCGCCCTACTAGAAGTAGTGCAGATACTCCCGATGTAGTCCAACTACCGGCTAAGAAAAGAAGAAGAACAGAAAACAAGTGGTGATTTCTTTGCTTCTTTTGAAAGTGGACCTTACTACAGACGAGAAAGAGAGATTTGAGGAACTAGTAAAAAGAGACTTAGAAGCGGCTAAGGCTCTCGCTGATAATTTTATTTTTGAAATTAAGGAAGTTAGAAAGCCACATTCACACTCCATATTAGTCAAACCTAATGACTATGCAAAGCAAGAAGATATTCTTGTGAATGATTTGAGAAACACTAGTGAAAAACATTTGGATTTGGATTTAGATAATATATATTTTGATGCACAAGGTAATTTGGATTTGAATAGGGCATATTTTAATGCGTTAAAGGAAGTCGAAGATACCAATGAAGAAATTTCTATTTTACTTAGAGAATATGCTAAGACTCTAGATGAAGAAGGCACGAAAGAAGCCAAGATGTTATTCACACAGAAAGATGGAATAGAAGATTTGAGTGAGGACTTGGAAAAACAAGTAAAGAAACTCAATAAGGTAGTAGAGAAAAATCTTGAGATTAGAATTGCTGCTTACATCAAACTAATGGAAGAAGAATTAGCCTCTGTTAAAGTAAAGGATAGTTCTTCTTTTTCTTCGGAAAAAGAAATTTTACAACCGGAAAAAAAAGATTCTATTCTAAATGCTTACTACAGTAAGAAAAAGAAGAGTATAGAAAATACAATAGAAACTATGCTAAAGTTGATTAAAAGACTAAAAGAAAAGGAAGGCTCTCCTAGGAGTTCTTTGCTTGACAATCTTAGAAACATTACTGAATATCTTAACAGGTCTAGAGAGATTAGGCCTGTCGATACTACTAAAGTAGATGGAAAGGAAATACCTAACATAGATACTTCTTTTGATAGGCATAAAATAGTTTTTAGTAGGCTACTAAAAAATATGTTGACGCTTGTGGGTTCTTACGAGGATGAAGGAGAATTGGAAGACCGAATAAATGCGCTACAAGAATTGTTAGGCGAAGGTGAATTAGGACTTATTGAAGACTTAGAGGTCAAAAAGGATACAATGAGTACCACTAATAAAATAACAAAGGCCATAAAATACAAAGGCAGTTTGGCTAGTTTTGTCAAAAAAACATTGTTGGAAAAGAATGAAAACGCTGTGCGAAGAAACAATATTGAAATTGGAAAGAGACTAGAAACTATTCTTGGAAAGGAAGTTCCGGTAATTAACTCTAGAGTTAGGTTTTTGGAATCAATAAAAACCAATGAAAATAGAATAAAATTTTACGATGTTAGGAATAAAAGGTTTGTCGATTACGAAGCGGGAAAAAAGAAATTAGGGGAGGCTGGTGGGGATTCCCTTGACTATTATACTCCCTTGTTTAAAGGATATACTGATTTGATGAAAAACGGAGAAAGGATGAATCAAGAGTTAAACAAGACAGTTGATAATAGAACCTTATTTGAATACATTTTAGATTATGCTGGAGAAAAGGGGTCTACTGCTCTTAGACCTAGAGCGCAGAAGAAAAGAGAGGCATTGGGTAAATTATCTAGGGCTGAATTGATAAGGCTAAGAGATGAAGTTTCCGAGAAAATACAGGAAAGTCCATTGATTGAGAAATATGGATTTGACAAACTACAAAATCTACTACTTTCTGATTATGATGTAATAGAAGAGGCCGTCGATGAAATGGAAACTAGGGGTATCACTAACGAGGAGTTTGTTGGAGAATTAACTGAAGAAAGTTTTATGTTGGATTATATTGAAAAAATTAAATCCACTTATTTCCCAAGTATTCCCCCTAGATTTTATCCAATGTCCGAGGGACAAAAACAGAGAATGTATCGACTACTTATTAAAAATATTAGGCGATTTACAGACAAGATAGGAGAAGAAAATCTTACAATTGACAATGATACAATACAAGACTTAATTCAAGAATTTAATAAAGAACAAGGAAATAAGGAGGAAAAGTAATGTGGGAAAGAATACTAAAACAACCCGATATGATAGAAAAAGAAAACAGTCCAATTTTGGAATCACTAGATGAAAAGAAGAGAAAGCGATTGAAGAAGACTCTACAATCGGCAGAACCAACCGAATACTTTGGCCAAGATTTCACTCGAATGGGTGAACTCATTGACATGCTAAGAGAATTAGATTTGGTCAAATCCGATGATAAGATGAAAAAGAAGTTCGACGGTATTGACGAAAGGAACATTGATATGGTGGCCCTATCTAGCAAACTTCGTAAGGAGTACGAAGTCTTGTATCGTCAACTACGAGAAGTCGTCTATCCTAAGAGAAAGGGGGACTTGAGAGATGAGTGAAAGTAATGAAGACATGCTGATTATTCTAAAGGAATTGGTTGGTAGAATTAAGACTCTAGAACAAGCAGTCTACAACAAAGATAACTTGCTTATGAAGTCGGGCTTTGTTGTTGTCGATAGCCCTACTCCATCTATGTCAAATCAATCTGTACCGGATGCTGATGCTATCCATAAGATGAGTTGGAATGATATTGAAAAGTTCGTAAATGGGAGGAACTGATATGCCGGAAAAAATGACAGAAGAGGAAGCACAAATTAGTAGAGCAATTAGATTGGTTCGTAAAGCAAAGGAAGTCTTACAACAAGAGGGTAGAGAAACTCTACCGTTAGAAATAGAAGCCCCCGAAGTTAAGACCAAGGAACCCAAGGCAGAAAAAGATGATACTAAGATTGAGAACAATACAGGTACTCATTCCGGATATGGTCTTGCTGGAGATACTTTTGGTAAGTCCGACATAACCATAGAAAATACTATCCAACTGCTAAATGATGGAATTAAGCAAGAAAGACTTTCATATGGCAAGTATAACGACCCTAAAAGAGTTGAAAAATTTACTCGAATGATTAATAGATTGAAAAAACTACCTAAACTAATCGAAGACGGCCATTGGACTAAGGGTGAAGAAGCGGGTGTTAAGGCTATTTTACAATCGGAAACTTATATGGCAGACTCTCTTAATCTTTACTGATGCGATATGGCAACCACTGGTCTAATGTTCGAGAAGGATAAGGCTCCCTTATCTAATGAGATTTTATCTCTCTTCGAGGAAACTAGAGTCGCTTATTTATCTGCAAGAAGTGACCCTAAAGAGTATGGGGGTCGCTGGAGAAATATACTTGAGAAAATTAAGGAATCGTATGATAGCCTTAGTCCTCTTGGTAAGGAACTCAAAGAATATTTAGATGAGCGTCACCTTGAATCCGATGATGCAGGTAGTCCTACAAGTGGCTCCGCTAAAATTATCTATGATTCTGTTAAGCAAATGAGATTTGACTCCGAGAATGTCAACGACCCATTCTCTAAGAAAATGAAAGGGAATGTACTAGAATCTCTACTATCGAATGTAGATGTTTTTATGAAGTTCATTCACTATGCAATTAGAAACGGTGATGATGCCCTATCTTCTAAACTCTATAATGAATTAGAATATCAAGGCGACGAGATAACTGATGGTTTGGAAGGACTAGACTTAGCATTGAATGATGTTCCTCTATTCGTTATAGAACACTATGGCGACGATAAAGATAGTAAGAAGGTGAATTCTAAATTCAAGAATGCACTAAAGGAACTCAAGAAGGTATTTTTATCCGGACACTCCGAAGAAGACTGGAGTAAATTAGTTGGAGTAGAATTAAAGAAGGCAGAAAAGTCCGAGGAAGAGAAGGCCATCTCTAACTTCCTAACTCCTAACAAACCGATGTATCGTATCTTCGATATTGAAGATATGAATGAATTGATGGGATTCTCCGGAGATTATGTCGTACAAGAAAAGTACGATGGAATGAGAATACAAATTCATAAGATTGATGATAAGGTTGAAATCTTTTCATTTAACGGTAAGGACATTACTGAAAAATGTACTGAACAAGTAGCAGAAATGAAAAAGAAATCTTATGGTGACTGTATTCTAGATGCAGAACTCATTCTATTCGATGGCGATAAAGCCCTACATAGAGCAGATACAGTTGCTCATGTATTCAAGAATAAATATCCCGAAGCAAAACTAAGAGCGCATGTTTTCGACATAATGCGACATGAAGAGAAGAACTTGATGGATGATGAACTACAGATTAGGATTAACATTCTATTCAATAATTATTCAGCAAAGTCTTCCGATGCTATTGCATTCCCTTCTAAGAAAGATACTAGAATTGCAGATTCTTTGAAAGACATAGAAGAATATGCTAAGGAAATAATGGAGATGCCTACTGCGGAAGGGGTTGTTATCAAAGACCTAACTTCTACTTATTTCGTAGGAACTAAGAAAAACCCAAAGTGGGTTAAGTGGAAGAAATTTGTAGATTTAGATATGCTAGTTCTAGATAAGAAGTCTACTAAGTCCGGCTTATTCTCTTATTCATTAGGGGCTGGCCCAGTTCTAGAAGAAGGAAAGCATATAGTAGAAATGGATAACAAACTCTACATGAATGTAGGTAAGGCACTAAATACCAAGATAGATGTTAAGGTTGGAGAAATTATTAGAGTCAAGGTAGATGAGGTAAAGGAGTCGGATGGTAGATTTACTCTATATTCTGCCAAAGTAATCGAGGTTCCGGAAGCCGCTACTCCCGATAAGATTGTGACCTTAGAATTATTATCTAAGGATACTAAGCCGTCTTTGAAGTACAAGGTAGAAGCACTCAAGAAAGGGATAACGATTACCGATAACATACATGGTAGTGCTACTTTAATTGCTAAGAGCATGGATGGATTTACCATTTATGGATTTAATGAGAATAATTTAATGTCTAAGAATGCTATTGCAGACTTAGATATGTGGAAACAAGAAGCGGAGATGGCTCTAAAAACTATTCAAGGAAAGTTGAGAGCGTCAATTAAACAGTTTGTAAAAGGAAAGGGTAAGCCGCAGACCATAGGAGATTTGCACAATTTCTTGGCTGGCAATCATGCAGGGGATTATGAATCTGTTTTAGAAAGCGACAAGAATAGGCTCGGTTCTTGGGTACAAGCCTCGGAAGGAATGTCATATAATAATGGTAAAATTTCTGTTGACGATAGTGAAATTCAAAAGGAGTCGGAAAAAGCAGAATTCAAAGTCTATTCTAGAAAGGATGGAAACTTGGACTTTATTGTGAATTACAAAGGTGAGAACTTATCTTGGTATATTGACCTAGACTCCGATGATGATATATTCTCGCTGTTTGGTAAGGCTACTAAGTTCCCTGCTCAAATCTCTACAAATGTTTCAAAGGAAAAAGTAATTGACCTTGGAGATGTAGAAATGGGAGTACAAAGACATGGATACCATGAATACATTCTAAATGGAAATAAGTTTGAAACTAAGATTCACTTTAGAGTAGTTCCAGTAGAAGGTAAAGATATGTGGTTAGCATGGACTGGATATGAGCAGAAGCCAGTAGATAAGGATACTGACGAAGGTATTTGGAATATTTATGAAGACAAGTTCAAAGGCTTAAAATACACTAAACAACCGAACTAGTTAAATAGTGTATTTGCTACAAGACGGCTTGAGCATCATGTCTACGATTATGTCTGCAATGGAGGAGAATGACTTCTCCATCTTGAAGGCGTCGAATGATGATTTAATGATTGGAGGCTATGCTTCTATCGAAATGGTAGATAAGCAAAATGATTTAATTACTCTCAAAGCCTTAAATGAGGCAGTTAAAAAATTCATGGAACACAATAAGTTCCGCAATGTTATGACTAATCACTCCAATGTTCAAGTTGGAGAAGTAGTTGAATCTCATAGAGATAGTAATGGAAAACTATGGAAGACCCAAGTAGATGATGTTGGGTTCTTCGTAGTAATTAAATTAAGAGATGATATTGAAAAAGCAAAGGAAATAAACCGAGGAATTCGCAAGGGGTCATTGAGGTCTTTTAGCATAGGTGGACAAGCACTACAAAAAGTGAAGAAACACCACGATGAATTAGGGGAGTATAGCGAGATAAGCAAACTAGAACTCCACGAAGTCACAATATGCGAAAAAGGAATCAACCCCGAAGCGAGGTTCGATATATTAAAGGAGGACAAAACAATGAACAAATTAGAAAAGGCATTGGCAGAACTAGATACTCTTCTAGAAGAAGTCAACACGCTACGAAAAGAAGAAGAAGAACCATCAATGGAAATGTCTGGCGGCCACCCATTGAATGAGAAAATGGATGAATACATGGATACCGAAGACGCAGAAGGTGGGTCAACTCCGGAAGCCAAGGGTACTACTCTTGATGGAAACGACGA